ATGAGCTGGATGAGGGGGGGCTTCGTGCTCTCCCTTACTTATTTGATTTTTGGGCCATGCCTCATCAGCTGCCGCCAGAGGGGAGTTGGCGGTCCTGGGTGATAATGGGTGGCCGTGGGGCAGGGAAGACGCGTGCGGGGGCGGAGTGGGTCCGCAGCGTGGTTGAGGGTTCACGGCCTTTGGATAAGGGGCGGTGCGCCCGCGTGGCGCTGGTAGGAGAGACCATCGAGCAGGTGCGCGAGGTGATGATATTCGGTGACAGCGGGATTTTGGCGTGCTCGCCTGCCGACCGGCGGCCCGACTGGGAGGCGACGCGCAAGCGGCTGGTGTGGCCCAATGGTGCGATTGCCACGGTACATTCGGCCCATGATCCAGAGGGATTGCGCGGACCGCAGTTTGATGCGGCATGGGTGGACGAGATTGCGAAATGGAAGAAGTCGCAGGAGACCTGGGATATGTTACAGTTTGCGCTGCGACTGGGGGATCATCCGCAGGTTTGTGTGACGACCACGCCGCGCAATGTGGGGGTGTTGAAGGCCCTGCTTGCCTCGCCCTCTACTGTGGTGACGCATGCTCCCACGGAGGCAAACCGTGCCAATCTGGCGGCGTCTTTTCTGGAGGAGGTGCGCGCGCGGTATCGCGGCACGCGGCTGGGGCGGCAGGAGCTGGACGGCGTGTTGCTGGCGGATGCGGAGGGGGCGCTTTGGACCTCGGAGATGCTGGAGGGATGCCGTGTGCGCGCGGTGCCGAAGCTGGACCGGATTGTCGTTGCGGTTGATCCGGCAACGACCAGTGGCTCGGCTTCGGATGAGTGCGGTATCGTTGTGGCGGGCGTGCAGAGCAGTGGGCCACCGCAGGACTGGCGCGCGTTCGTCCTCGCCGATTGCACGGTAAGCGGTCTGGGGCCGAGCGGCTGGGCGCGTGCGGCGATTGCCGCGATGGAGCGGTTTGGTGCGGACCGGCTGGTGGCGGAGGTCAACCAAGGTGGGCAGATGGTGCGCGAGGTGATCCGGCAGGTGGACCCGCTGGTGCCTTATAAGGGCGTGCATGCGTCGCGCGGCAAGGTGGCGCGAGCGGAGCCTGTGGCGGCACTCTATGAGCAGGGGCGGGTCAAGCATGTTTGCGACATGGATGCGCTGGAAGACCAGATGTGCCGGATGACGCAGCGCGGCTATGAGGGGGGCGGATCGCCGGATCGGGTGGATGCTCTGGTCTGGGCTTTGCACGAGTTGATGATCGAGCCTGCGGCAAAGTGGCGTCAGCCGGGTGTGCGATCCTTGTGAGGTGCGGGCGGCTCGGTTGCCGTCGGAGGGGAAATGGCAAAAAGAGCAAGCGGTGGGGGTTGCGGAAGAAAGGGGGGCTTTGGCCCTCCTTTTTGCTTTTTGGGGTGTTGCGCAGGCGCCGTGCGCAGAGGTGGGGCGGCGTTAAACCTTTGGTGAGAGATTGTGTTTCAGAGGCGCCCAAGCAGCGGGACGGCCGAGGGACTTGGGATAGGAGATGCACAGGTGTTTGATTTTCTGAAGCGCAGCACGGTGGAGGTGGTGGAAGCCAAGGCATCGGCGACGGGACGTGTGGTTGGAGTGCAAACCTCGGGGCGTGTGGCGTGGAGCCCGCGTGATACGGTGTCTTTGACGCGGACGGGGTTTGCTGGCAATCCGGTGGGGTTCCGCTCGGTCAAGTTGATTGCGGAGGCGGCAGCGGCTTTGCCGCTGGTCTGTCAGGACAGCTGCCAGCGGTTTGATACACATCCGGTGCTGGGGCTGATTGCGCGGCCCAATGGTGCGCAGGGGCGTGCGGAGCTGCTGGAGGCGCTTTATGCGCAGCTGTTGCTGTCGGGGAACGGGTATCTGGAGGCCGTGGGTGGCGAGGCGGGTTTGCCGCTGGAGCTGCATGTGTTGCGGTCGGACCGGATGAGTGTTGTTCCCGGCGCAGATGGCTGGCCGGTCGCCTATGAGTATGCGGTGAGTGGGCGCAAGCACCGGTTTGATGCCACCGAGGCGCAGCCGATTTGTCATGTGCGCAATTTCCATCCGCAGGATGACCATTACGGGTTTAGCCCGATGCAGGCGGCGGCCACGGCGGTGGATGTGCATAACTCTGCCTCGCGCTGGAGCAAGGCGCTGCTGGACAATGCTGCGCGGCCATCGGGGGCGATTATTTACAAGGGCGCTGACGGTCAGGGCGCGATGACCAATGACCAGTACGAGCGTCTGGTGAGTGAGATGGAGAGCCATCATCAGGGGGCGCGCAATGCCGGGCGGCCGATGTTGCTGGAGGGGGGGCTGGACTGGAAGCCTATGGGGTTCTCGCCGTCTGACATGGAGTTCCAGAAGACCAAGGAAGCGGCGGCGCGCGAGATTGCGCTGGCGTTCGGGGTGCCGCCGATGCTGATCGGGATCCAGGGGGACGCGACCTATGCCAATTATCAGGAGGCGCACCGCGCGTTCTACCGGCTGACGGTGTTGCCGCTGGCGACGCGGGTGACAGCCGTTATGTCGCATTGGCTGTCGGGGTTCACCGGCGAGTTGGTGGAGCTGAAGCCCGATCTGGATCAGGTGCCTGCATTGAGTGCCGAGCGGGATGCGCAATGGGCGCGGGTGGCGGGCGCGGATTTTCTGACGGAGGCGGAGAAGCGCGCGCTGTTGGGACTGCCTGCGGTAGCGGCAGATGAGTGAGCATCCGGTCGAGCGGTTTCAATGCGCGCCCGGCATGCGGCTTCAGGCGCACGAACGGGTGAGCGCGATCCATTTTGACAATCTGGTCAAGCGGCTGGACCGGATCGAGTTGATGATGGAGCGGCTGGAGAAGCGGCTTTGGCTGACGGTTTACGGCGTGGCGGCGGTGATTTTGGCGCAGGCGGTGCAGTCGTTTCTGGTGGTGGTGCCTGCGGGCTAAAACAAGGGAAATATCAAATGAGTATGAGTGTTGGTGACTTCGCGCAGAGCGCGGAGAACGGGGGAGTTTTGTCTGCCTTGGAGCGCAAGTTCATGCAGTTCGATGAAGTGGCGAAGGTGGATGGCGGTGTCGAGATCAGGGGCTATGCCAGTTTCTTCGATGCGGTGGATCAGGGGAATGATGTGGTGCAGCGCGGGGCCTATGGCGCGAGCCTGATGGCGCTGAAAGCGGCTGGGCGCGGCGTGAAGATGCTTTGGCAGCACGATCCGGCGCAGCCCATCGGGGTGTGGGATGAAGTGCGCGAGGACACCCGCGGGCTGTTCGTGAAGGGGCGCATTTTGCAATCGGTTGAGAAGGGGCGCGAGGCGATTGCCCTGATCGAGGCGGGCGCGATTGACGGGCTGTCGATCGGTTACCGCACGGTGAAGGCCAGCAAGAACACCAAGGGCCAGCGGCTCTTGCAGGAACTGGAGCTTTGGGAGGTGTCGCTGGTGACCTTCCCGATGCTGCCCGGTGCGCGGGTGGGGGCGAAGGCGGACGGTATTGTCCGGCTTGGAGACGTCCTGCGTGACATGGCGGGGGTTTTCGATGCGGCGTCTGCCGACATTTCCTCCCGCGCGATTAACCAAAAGGGGATGCCAAGATGAGCGACACCACTGGACACGACGGGGGGCTTTCCCCGGCGGAGGATGTGCGGCGGGCCGTGACCGGCTTTGTCACACAGATGAAGGGCTTTCAGGCCGAAATCGAGACGAAATTTCAACAAACAGAAGAGCGAATGAACATGCTGGATCGTAAAACACTCAACGCGGCGCGTACTCCTTTGGCGGGTGCCTGCGAGGCGGTTGCACCGCACAAGAAAGCGTTCAACGCTTATGTGCGTTCGGGCGATGATGACGGCCTGCGCGGTCTGCATCTGGAAGGCAAGGCGCTGTCCACTGCTGTCAACTCGGACGGCGGTTATCTGGTGGATCCGCAGACATCTGACATCGTGAAATCCGTGCTGAACACCACCGCGTCGATCCGTGCGATTGCCACGGTCGTGAACGTCGAGGCGACGTCTTATGACGTGCTGGTGGACCACACGGATGTAGGTGCCGGTTGGGCCACTGAATCCTCCATCATCGGCGAGAGTGACACCCCGCAGATTGATCGTATCACCGTCCAGTTGCACGAGTTGAGCGCGCTGCCCAAGGCGTCCCAGCGTCTGCTGGACGATAGTGCATTTGACATCGAGGGTTGGCTGGCGGGCCGGATTGCGGACAAGTTTGCCCGCGCGGAAGCTGGTGCGTTCATCAACGGCGATGGCATCGACAAGCCCAAGGGTTTCCTGGCGCACGCCACTGTGGACAATGATGTCTGGGTCTGGGGCAATCTGGGCTATGTGCCAACGGGTGTTGCCGGTGATATCACGGCCGATTCCATTGTGGACGTGGTCTATGCGCTGGGGGCGCAGTACCGCGCCAATGCGTCTTTCGTGATGAACTCTAAAACGGCTGGCATGGTGCGCAAGCTCAAGGATATGGATGGCCGTTTCCTGTGGTCTGACGGTTTGGCGGCCGGCGAGCCCGCGCGTCTGATGGGCTATCCTGTCCTGATCGCGGAAGACATGCCCGATGTGGCTGCGGATGCGATGGCGATGGCCTTTGGCGATTTTGCTGCCGGTTACACCATTGCCGAGCGTCCCGACCTGCGCATTCTGCGCGATCCCTTCAGCGCCAAGCCGCACGTGCTGTTCTATGCGACCAAGCGTGTCGGTGGTGACGTAAGCGACTTTGCCGCGATCAAGCTGCTGAAATTCGGCACTTCGTAAAACAGGTGCCGAAGCCGGAGCGGGCAGACCTGCTCCGGCAAGGCGCGCGCGCCGGATTTCCGTTTGCATTGTCTAGCTGCTCCCCTCCGACCGAGCAATGTGAGTGGCGGCGCGTGCGCCCGCAAGGGGGGTGGCCTGCCAGGCCGGAATTTTGACGAGAGTTTGAGAGAGGCTTTGGGATGTTGATAACAGAAACAAATGTGCCTGATGCGGCATTGCCGGTGGCGGCGCTGAAGGCGCATCTGCGGATGGGCACGGGGTTCAGCGATGCCGGAGTGCAGGACGTGGTGCTGGTGAGTTTCCTGCGCGCCGCCATGGCCGCGATCGAGGCGCGCACGGGCAAGGTGTTGCTGGAGCGGGAGTTTACCCTGTCCGTGAATGCCCTGCGCAATGCGAGCGCACTGCCGCTGACGGTGGCTCCGGTGACGGCGATTGCGGATGTGCAGTTGGTGACGCGCAGTGGGATCGAGCAGTCGGTGAACGCCAGTGTGTATTGGCTGGAGCGCGACGCCCAGACCCCGCGTCTGCGTGCGACAGCTGCTTGCCTGCCCGGCCCCGAGACAGGTGGCGCGCTACGCGTGCGGTTTCTGGCTGGCTTCGGGCCCGAGTGGGACGATGTCCCTGCAGATTTGCAGCAAGCGGTGCTGATGCTGGCGGCGCATTACTATGAATACCGTCACGACACGGGCCTCAGCGATGGCTGCATGCCATTTGGCGTCACAGCCCTGATCGAGCGGTTCCGTACCCTGCGGATGGGCCGCAGCGGGGCGCAGCTATGAGCGCGCCACGGTTGAACCGGCAGTTGATGCTGGAAGCGCCGGATGTGCTGGGCGACGGGGCGGGCGGCTTTGTTCAGGGATGGGTGCCGTTGGGTATGCTCTGGGCCGAAGTCACGGCGCGCAGCGGACGGGAGACGGCGCAGAGTGGCGCACCGGTGAGTACCTTTGGCTACCGCGTTATTGTGCGCGCGGCCCCCGTTGGCAGCAGCGAACGACCCGCCGCACAGCAGCGGTTCCGTGAGGATGCGCGGATTTTTACCATCGAGGCCGTGGCCGAATACGACCCGGAAGGGCGGTATCTGCTGTGCCTCGTGCAAGAGGAGCAGGTGGTATGAGCTATGCGGTTTCAGGGGCGCTTCAGTCGGCGGTATTTGCCGCGCTGAGTGGCAATGCAGCGCTGGTGGGGCTGGTGGGCAGCGCGATCTATGACGCGGTGCCTGCCGGGACGGTGCCGGACCTTTATGTCCGGCTGGGCACGGAGACGGTGCGCGAGGCCTCGGATGGCAGCGGTGCGGGCGCGGTCCATTTTCTGACCGTTTCCGTGATCACCACCAACCCCGGATTTGCCAGTGCCAAGGCGGCGGCGACTGCGGTGAGCGATGCGCTTCACGACGCGGATCTGGCACTGACGCGCGGCACGTTGGTGTCCATGCAGTTCGAGCGGGCAACTGCGCGGCGCATTGATGCGGCCAGCGCACGGCAGATTGACCTGCGCTTTCGGGCGCGGGTTTCGGACGACTAAATCTCAACGCCCAAGGGCACACGATAGGAGTACGTGACATGGCTGTTCAGGCAGGCAAGGACCTTTTGGTCAAGGTGGATATGACAACGGATGGCAACTTCGAGACGCTGGCGGGTTTGCGCGCCACGCGGATCAGCTTCAACGCGGAAGCGGTGGATGTGACTGCGCTGGACAGCCAGGGCGGCTGGCGCGAGCTGCTGGCGGGCGCCGGTGTACGCTCGGCCGCGATCTCGGGCTCGGGGGTGTTCCGCGATGCGGCCACAGACGAGCGGGCGCGCCAGTTGCTCTTTGACGGGCTGACGCCTGATTTTCAGGTGGTGATCCCCGAGTTTGGCGTGGTGCAAGGGCCATTTCAGGTGACTTCGCTGGAGTATGCGGGGCAGTTGAACGGCGAGGCGACGTATGAGCTGTCGCTGGCCTCGGCGGGGCAGTTGCAGTTCGTGCCATACGTTGATCCGGTTGAATGAGCATGGAAAACCGCTGGCGGGGAGAAGTGGGGCTGGTCGTTGACGGCCAGACCCACCGGATGCGGCTGACGCTGGGCGCGCTGGCCGAGCTGGAGGAGGATCTGGCGGAGCCGTCGCTGATGGCGCTGGTGCAGCGGTTCGAGAATGGCGGTTTCAGCACGCGTGATGTGCTGGCGCTGCTGTGCGCGGGACTGCGCGGCGGTGGGATTGAGATGGACCCGGACGCACTGGCGCAGGCCGAGATTGGCGGGGGGCCAATGCGTGCGGCGCAGGCGGCGGCGGAGTTGTTGGCGCGGGCGTTTGCGGTGCAGGCGTGAGCACCGGCTTTGACTGGCCAGCGCTGATGCGTGCGGGGCTGCACTGGCTGCGGCTGAAGCCGGATGAGTTCTGGGCGCTGACCCCTGCGGAGTTGCAACTGATGCTGGGCAGCGGGAGCGGCACTGCGCCGATGCTGCGTGACGGATTGGCGGCCCTGATGGCGGCCTACCCCGACAATGGAAAGGAACAAAATGATGAGTAGCGATGACGGTTTCGACGATCTGTCCACAGATGCGCAGACGCTGAACCAGACGCTGGGGCAGACCAGTATTCTGGTGTCGGGCTTCGACAGTGAATTGCGGCGGATGAGCACGTCTCTGGCTGCCACGGGCAAGGATGTGGCGACGCTGGAAAAAGGGCTGAGCCGCGGTTTGCGCATGGCCTTTGACGGCGTGGTTTTTGACGGCAAGAAGCTATCGGACGCGCTGAGCACTGTCGCGCAATCGTTGTCTAACAGTGCATATAACGCCGCGATCAAACCGGTAACGGATCACTTTGGTGGCCTTTTGACTCAAGGGGTTGCGGGGCTGGTGCAGGGCATTTTGCCATTCGCCAATGGCGCGCCGTTCAGTCAAGGACGTGTGATGCCGTTTGCGGACGGGGGCGTTGTGTCTCAGGCCACGCATTTCGGGATGCGCGGCGGTATGGGCGTGATGGGCGAGGCTGGGCCGGAGGCGATCATGCCACTGGCGCGCGGTCCCGATGGCAAGCTGGGTGTGCGCGCGGGCGGTGGCAGCAATGGTGGTGCTATGGTGGTGATGAACATCACGACGCCCGATGTAGCGGGCTTCCAGCGCTCGCGCGGGCAGATTGCCGCCCAGATGAGCCGAGCGCTGAGCGCAGGCCAGAAAAACCGGTAAGCGAGGGGATTTGCGATGAACTTTCACGAGGTACAATTTCCGGCCAACCTGAGTTTCGGGGCGCTGGGGGGACCGCAGCGGCGGGTGGATGTGGTCACGCTGGCCAACGGCTATGAAGAGCGCAACACGCCTTGGGCGCACTCGCGTCGCGTTTATGACGCGGGGCTGGGGTTGCGCTCGCTCGATGATGTGGAGCAGGTGATTGCGTTCTATGAGGCGCGCTATGGCCAGATGTACGGGTTTCGCTGGAAGGACTGGTCGGATTTCAAATCCTGCAAGCCCTCGGCCGAAATTGGGCGTGGGGATCAGCAGATTGCCACGGGCGACGGCGTGCGGACGCAATTCCAGATCATCAAGACCTACCGCTCTGGGGAGCACACCTACGCCCGGCCCATCACCAAGCCTGTGAAAGGTAGTGTTCTTGTCGCGGTCGAGCAGGACGATAAGCTGGATACGGTGGACTACACCGTGGATGAGACCACGGGCGTGATCACGTTTTTCAATGCGCCCGATCCCGACACGCGGGTCTATGCGGGCTACCAATTCGATGTGCCTGTCCGCTTTGACAGCGACAGCCTGTTGACCAACATCGCCAGCTTCCACGCAGGTCAGGTGCCGGATATACCGGTTCGTGAGGTGCGGGTATGAATGCCGGTTTCAATGAAGGGCTGGCGGCCCACTTGGGCGGTGGCTTGACCACTGTATGCCACGCCTGGGCGATCACGCGCAAGGATGGCGCGGTGTTCGCCTTTACCGATCACGATCTGCCGCTGAGTTTTGCGGGCTACGCGTTTCGCGCCGATACCGGCCTGAGTGCGCTGGCCCTGGCGCAATCGACGGGTTTGTCCGTTGACAACACCGAGGCGCTGGGGGCGCTTTCGGACGCGAGCCTGCGGGAGGACGAGATCGAGCAGGGGCGGTTTGACGGCGCGGAGGTGCGTGGCTGGCTGGTGAACTGGGCAGATACTGCCCAGCACTGGCTGAACTTCCGCGGCACCTTGGGTGAGCTGACGCGCGCGGGCGGCGGATTTCGGGCGGAGTTGCGCGGGCTGACCGAGGGGCTGAACCGTCCTTTGGGCCGAGTCTATCAAAAACCGTGCTCGGCCGTGCTGGGCGATGGCAATTGTCGTTTTGATCTGTCTCAGGAGGGGTATGCTGCTGCGTTGCCGGTGCAGACGGTTACGGGGGCACGGCGTTTCGTCTGGGAGGGTTTCGAGAGTTTCGATGTGGACTGGTTTACGCGCGGTCGACTTGAGGTGCTGGACGGCCCTGCTGCGGGCATCTGGGGCACGGTCAAATCCGACCGCATCGTGGACGGCGCGCGGGTGATCGAGCTGTGGGAGCCTATTCGCGGAATTGTGACTACCGGCACGCAGGTTCGGCTGGTGGCGGGCTGTGACAAGCGGATTGATACCTGTCGGCTCAAGTTCAACAACTTTGACAACTATCAGGGCTTTCCCGATTTGCCGGGCGAAGACTGGGTGGTGTCGGTGCCCAGCAGCAGCAACGCCAATACGGGCGGGTCGCTGAGATGA